TGCCCCTTTCAGGGCACCAATCCAAGTCTGCTAAAGTTATCTGACGGAGGTAGTCTCCATTATGGAGAAAAAGCATGAGAACGCGTTATGGGCTAGAGCGAAATCTCTAGACCTTCCGAACCATCTAGTGGTCCCTGCCGTTCAGGCATACCTTAAGTGGTACGATGCTTCAGGACCCGAATTCGCTATTAACCGCTTTAAAGCGATGAAAACGAATCTGTACCGGCTTTATGCTGGAATGGATCCTATTTGGGAAACGGGGCAGTATCCGAGCCGCGGCATCCCCTTCTATAAGGGATTATGCACCATAGCAATGCGAGATGACGCATCACTGTCAAAGGTGGCCACTCTCTTGAACATTTATACCCATTGGATTTCTCCACGGGTGACGAGGAAACAAATGTCGAAATTTCTGACAAATGTCGAATCTCCACCTGGGATCGTTCGCTCTGCGAACAAATTCGAGGGTAGACTTAAATCTGCTGCAAGTGGTTTTCCATATCACCCAAAGCAGGTTACGTTGCCCAAGCGCCTCATGGATTATCCATGGAGCGCAGAACGCCGAACTCCTACAATGATAGTGCAAGATGATGGAATTATATCCACAGCATTAAAACCGCTTGGACATCTTGGTACAGCGCCAGAACTTGGCGGTGTATATGACAGCTTAGGCTATCTGCTACTGTTGGTGAGACGCGAAGAGCTCGTGGAATGGGTAAAATATCATCCTACCACACTCGGTGAAACCCTATCAGGTCTAAAACTTCCAGCGCTTGAGAGCCAATCGGCCCAAGACGAATTGGACGGTCTTATACCAGCTCTGCCAATGCTGGGTGGGACAATTAGTTTCATACAAGAGGGGGGCGGGAAACTACGCTCAGTTGCCAATCCATTTAGATGGTGGCAGACAGCTCTTTCTCCTTTGGCTGATAGTTTATACAGCCTATTAAAGGATATCCCGTGGGATTCAACCCATAACCAATATGGCTTATTGCCTGCGGTACAGGAATCTTTGAAAAATGGAGACACGTGGTACTCAGTTGATATATCGAGTGCTACGGACACATTTCCCTTGAACCTGCAACTTATGGTTCTTGAGCATCTCTATCAAGGCGACGATTATGCCCTCGAATCTATACGTCTTTTTGATGACGTCTCTAGATTAAAGTGGTATTACCGCGCCGATGGAGGTGAGTTGAAATATACAGCGTGGACCAAAGGTCAGCCAATGGGTCTGAAGCCTAGCTTCGCATCTTTTGCGCTAACTCACGGCCTCATCCTATATACACTGAATGACTTCCAGTGGAATGGGGATTTTGTCGTTCTTGGTGATGATGTTATCATCAAGGGGGCGGAATTGCATGTTAAATACCGGCAGTTTTTGGAAAGTTACGGGGTTCCAGTTTCGGATTCCAAGACGCTCCAAGGCAATGTCGCAGAATTTGCTTCATTGTTGGTTACGCCTGATAACCTAGTCCCGGTGAGAAAATGGAGGACATCTACTACAGATAACTTCGTGGACTTAGCGAGATTGTGGGGACCGAAATCCTTCAACCTGTTTACAAAGCGGGAACGACGGGTTTTAGACCGTCTCCGCCTGATTCCACCAGAATATGGTGGGTTAGGATGGGGTGAACCTGGTCAATGGGATTGGAAAATCCCAACCTGGTTGAAACCTACCGGCACCATGCCGGAAGGGTCCATTTCTCCCTGGATCCATAAACAGATCTATAGTTCAGGACTCGGCGCAAAGCACCAAATTCGTGGGCAAATACCCGATGTACCGGAGTACTGGGATTTACTTCAGGCTTTGGTACGATCGACCCTCAATTGTGAGGTAACCGATCCATCTTTGCTGAGGGCTTTCGCAGCTAATGCGGGCCTATTTACCAGCCTTAACAGTCCTTCTATGGACTGGGATGGTTCACGACCAACTACACTGTCCCTCTGGGAAAAGAAGTTAGGTTTATAGCCCGGCTCAACACCGTT